TTATTAAGTTCTTTCATTTTTCTTTCATGTCGAACTAAAGATAGTTTTGTGTTAGATAGTAATTCAGTATATTTTGCGTGGAGTTTTGGAACTTCTAATGAAGAAGCATCAAGTTCTATATCATCTATTACAGAATCTTGTTTCCACATTTCTTGAATTTCTTTTAAAGTCATACTATAATTATATCAGCTTTCGCTGATTTGTCAATGTCTAAGTGCTTGCTTTTATTTTAAAAAGTGTATATCTTAGGGTTAAATCGCAGGTTGCGTATTCTTGGCCTTCTTGATTTATAGCAAATTCTATTTGTCCTAAACTAGTTGGAAAACAGTCTTCAAACATAAATTCTACATTAGCATTGTTAGAAGATGTATTAACAATTAATGTAGCATCTGAATACATATCTGCATAATCTCCAGACCTATTATCGAATCCTGTCTGTGATTTAGTAGAACCGACTAATTCTCTAAAATCATCTGTATCACTTCCAGGGCCCAATTGCATTATCCAATTAAAAATTTCTTGATAGTTTGTCATATCTTCATCAACAATAAATGTTATATTCAATGGGTCAAATGTTATATTATCTCCCGGTAAATAAGACTGAATTGCTAATGTTGTGCTATGAACAGCTTCACTAAAATTAATTGTAGGTAAAGTAGCACCTGTAAGAAACCACTTTGTCTTAGGTAATTTGTTTATTTGAAAATCAAAATTTACTGGTGATAGATAGTTTTGATTTGTTGGTTGTTCTGCTTGCCAGTTAGCTGTTGCCATGTTGTCTCACCACTTTAATAAAATCATTCCATCTATAGAATGTTTTTGTTATATGATCATAAAACCAACCTTTATGTTTATGATTTTTATGATCTGATTCTTTGTATTTAGGACTCATTTTGTTTTTTATGTCTCTCTTTTAACCAGTCATGATATGTTTCTACATATTCATCTCGGTCCATTCTAGTTTGGGCGGCTATAAAGTCTTTATTTTCATCACAATAATCTAGCCACATTCTTGTACAAAAACTTTTAAAATCACTCATACTAGTATTTATAACAGGGAGAGTATAAACCCTCCCTGATATTATAAAAAAAGAGCTCCCGAAGGAGCTCTTGAAATCGATTATGATTTAGATATTACTACGACTTATAGAAGATTTAATACTTCGAATGATCTGTAGTAAGAGTTAGTGTTGACTGTCGCCAAACCATCAGCCGGAGCAGAACCTACGAATGGGTTTGAAACCATACCGTATCTAGTTTTGAATCCGATTTTTGGTTGGAAAGTATCTTCACCAACTGCACGAACCATTTGCAATGGAACATAAGGACAATAGAACAGTCCAGCGTCAAAAGGATTAGATCCTCTATAACCAACTGTACAATATCCTTCACCAGCGCTTACACCAGTAGGTCTTTGAGACGCACTTGCGTAATATGGATCGATATACACTTTGATGCTGCCGTTAAGAACACCAGCAAAAGTGTTTCCAGTGTCATCAACATTTAAGTTAGTTGATAATGCTGGAGCGTAGTCTAATACACCAGCCATTGCTAGAGCAGACGCTACATCACTTGAACACATGATAAAGTTACCTTTACCTCTTCGTGTTTGTCGTGCTATAACATTAGCATTTCTTTCAATGTGGTACATAAGACCTTTGAATTTTTCAACTGACCATCTACCAGATGAATCAACATCTAGGTTAAATTGTCCGTTTACAGAAGTACCTGTTAGGTTACTTTCTGAAGCAAGACCTTCGATCTTAGCTTGTGAGTTAACAGTTCTAACAACTTCTCTGTTGATTTCCGCTAGGATTTCACCAGATAGAATGTTTGCTAATTCTGTTTCTGCATCAAGGCCGTGAATTGCTTTAAGGTCTTGTGCGAGTTCTATAGTGTACTCAGCTTTTAGCGCTCTGCTTTTAGCTGTAACTGTAGCTTTCTGAATTGTGAAAGACATTTCAGGAATTGTAGAATCAATTTCTGCAGTCGCTGTAGCGGCACCAGTACCTGTAGTATACGCTGACTGAATAGCTGTGTTAGCTGAACCAGATTCAAATGGATCTGCACCCGCATGAGTACCAGCTCCACCGAAGTCTGTATCGGCTTCATTGAACATAGCTTCAGTTCTGTCAACAGCTGTTGTGCTGTCAACATATCTTGCTTTCATCGCAAAGATAAGACCAGTAGGTCCTGTCATTGGTTGAACGCCACAGATGTCGTATGCTACCAAGTTAGGCATTGCTCTACGAACTAAAGAAATAAGAATTGGATCCCAGTTAGCAGCTGTTGCTGTAACACCACCTACGGCGCCTGCAACAGTACCAGTACCAGCTCCAAGGGCTTCATCAACCTGCCCTCTTTCTTCTTGAATAGCTCTTTCTTGGTTTTCAAGAATAACGGAAGTTACAGCTCTTTTGTAAGAGTCTTCGATCTTAGGAAGATCAGCATGCTCTAGAACTGGCTGCCATTTTTCTTGTAAGTTTTCTGACATAAACATTGTTTATAGTCCCCTATTTAAAGTTTACTTACTTATCTAAGTTAGCAAACTTGGTTAACGCGGCAGTATATTTGGCCATACCTTCATTAACAGGTTGAGCTACATCGCCCGCACCTGAGAAATCAGCATCGTCACTTGCCACAGTGCTATCATCAGAGACAGCTTCAAGTTTCTCAGCTCCGAAATAAGATTCTTTCAATGTTGAAACTTTCTCAACGAAATTTTCTTCATTTTCGTAATCTACATCTTCTGCCAAGGCTTTTAACTTCTCTACCTGAGTATCAGCTAGGTCGTTAGACGCTTCGCTAATAATTTTTTCACGCTTAAGTTCCTCGATGTCCTGTTGAGCTGTGATGTTGCTAGCAACTTCTTCGTTCAACTTATCTTCCATCTCATCAAGTCTGTTTGCTAGTTCTTCAACTACATCAAACTTGTCTTCTGGAACTTCAACATAGTGTTCCTCAAACAGTTTTTTCAAACCGCTTATGAAATCTTCTGTGAGTTCGGATTTTAATCCTCTCTCAATCGCTAGTTCATTTTCTTGAACCCAGCTTTCAGAAACATAGTTTAGATAAGAATCAACTTTCTCAGTTAAATCGTCTTTGACTTCTTCAACTTTCTTGTTAAGTTCTTCTTCTAACTCAGCTTCTTTCTCTACAACTACTTCTTTAACTTTAGCTGCAACTGCTGCTTCAAATATTGTTCTAGCTTTGTTCTTGAATTCTTCGGATAAATCTTCGTCGGAAACTAGAGCTTCTATGTCATCACTCATGTCGATTTCATAAGACTCTTTTTTAGCTTCTTCTTTTTCATCTTCCTCATCTTCTTCTTCGGAATCTTCATCTGAAGGATCTTCATCATCATCATTGAGTTCATTCTTTGATGATTTTGCTTCTTCAACTGAATCTTCTTCGGATTCTTCTTCGGTAAGACCTTTTAAGATAGAAGTAACTTCTTCGATTGATTGATCTTTAAGAGATTCTACTACACTTCTAATAAGTGCATTACGACTTAGTGACTCGACTTGTTCGTCTTCTTCGCCATCTTCGTCATCACCTTGCATTTTTTGATGCATGGCTTTTAAAGATTTTATGTCCATCTCTTTCATCGCTTCAACAACAGCTTTAAGTAGGTCAGCTTTTGACATTTCTTCAAGTGGAGTTACTTCTTCATCAGACTCAACTTCTTCTTGATTAACTGCTTTACCTTTCTCTACTTTAGTTTTGCCATCTTTAACTTCATCGCCTTTTTCAGAAGCTTTTTCACCACCAGGTGCTTTAGCTTTTGAAGTAGCGTCACCAGCTTTATCAGCTGCATCAGTTGAATGTTTTGGCGCGTCTTTGTCAGGACTAGAATCAGCTTTCTTTGCTTTTGGCTCTACAGCCTCAGCCATAACTTCTTCTATTGTGCTTTCTAAATTTGACATTAGAATACCCCTTTTACCTTAAATAAATTTATTAATAAATTGATTATTAAATAGTATTTATATATTATAAATTTTCAAGAAACGATTTAAATACATTTAATTTCGTTTCTTGAAGTTTTTGTGACTTAGCTCTTCTAATTTCGTTCTTATAGTCTTCTATTTTCTGAGCTTTTATCACTCCATTATCCCAAATCCACTCAACTCCTTCCATAACACCATCTACGAAGGCGTCAGGAGCAGAAGGATCTGCCACGATATCAGCAGCGGTTGCTAACTGAAAATCCGATTGAACCATTTGAGCTCCACCCTTAGCGTCTGAAGCTTTCAATGATCCCATACCCCTACTAGAAACACCTAGTCTAGCACCATCTGAAAGTAGGTTCTTGACTATTTCTCCCATAGGAGTAGATAAAATCTTTGCTTTACCGACAAAATTCTTGCCGTCTTGTTCTAAACTCTCAATTAAATGAGATGTTCTTTCTAAATTAATTGTTGGTCCTTCTGGATGCCCTAATTCTCCATAGGCTCTTTTCTGTTCGATATACTCTTTGTTATATCTTTTAACTTCTTTTTTCATTACTTCAAGAGGATAAATACGACCATTCTTGTTTTTAACTTCTGTCTGTAACATGATACCTTCGATAAACATATTTTTCTTACCTGTCTTAGGGTCTTCTTCGACTAGATAATTTACATCATCGGACCATTGTTCTGATATTAATTTCATTTTTTTACCTCTTTAAGCTGTTGTAAGATCACCATATCGTGATCTACCTACAAATATCATACCAAAATCGTTCAATTTTTTCTTAGCACCTGAGACTTCAACTTTACCACCTTTTACTCTGATCTTCATTTTGTAGTCTCTTGCCATTCTTTCCATTTGTTTTATAGTCTGTTTATCGATAGGTTTTCCGTCTCGTCTACGATAAGTTTCTGACTCGTCTAAATCTATAGGTCCATCGACTTTTTCAACGATTTGTTTAAGTATACTGACTCCTTCATCAATATCTTCACCCATTAGTTTAACAAATTGTTCCGCGGACTTTTTGGCTGTATTCATATCTTTAAATACACCCAATTCTTCCCAATCCTTAGCTGATTTAGGTTTTACGAACACACGAATTTTTTTAGAACCTTTTCTTTCTGCATGATAAGCGACTTCTGTGTTCTTAATTTTAGTAGAAGAAATATGATTTTTCTTATCTTGTTTATAAGTAATTTCGTCTAATTGTTGTCTAAGCTCTACAAAGGTTTTCATTTTACTACTTCCTATTATGCCTTTCTTCTAAAATCAACATCATTGGGTTCTTTAATTCTCAATTTCTTTAAAGAATCTTCTATAGCTTTAACAGCTTTTGCTTGATTTTTGATATCAGTAATAAAAAGAGAACTTTCGCCATCTTCCATTGTTGAAAACCCAGCTTGTTTTTCAATTCTTCTTAATTCTTTATGTAATGCCTTATAATGTCTAGGTTTTAAATCCATTAACACCATGTCTTCTTTAAGTTCTAAAGGTTTTAAAAATCCGTCTCCGGGTTGTGTCCAACTTTTCATGTTAGTCTTCCTGTTTCGGTTCGTTGTTATTCATCCAATCGAGCTGTACTTCAACTCTTTTCAAATCAATAGCATCCAACTGTTTGTCTTGCATTACATTTTTAAATGTTTCACCAGCTTCAACATTATTACCGTCAGCTATCTGATCTACAAGTTCTCTAGTTTTATCTACCATCATAATCTCCTAAATTAAAAGTCCATATCGTCATCATCACTATCATCGCCTCCACTAGCTTCAATTTCTTTATCAATATCTGCTATCTCGGCTTCTGACTGTCTAAGAACATTTTTTCTTATCCATTGTTCAGAATAGTACTTACCGACAAATTGGTCCATTTGTTCTAGAGTATTGATTCTTTCTCTCAATATCTCTGCTTCTTTAAGTTCTACGAAATGACCATCTTTTTGAAAGTCATAACTTATATACTCTTTTGACTTCTTCCAATCATCTTCTGTTACTATATTTTTAAGTATCAGTTGAGTCTTTAAAATATCGTCAAATAATCTAGAGAATTTAATTCTAAGTCTATCAATAAATCTTGAAAACTTGACTTCATCTCTAGAAATCTCAGTCGCTCTACCAATAGCGAACGCTGTTTCTGTCTCTAATCTAGAAATTGGTACATTAAGAGACTTGTACAATTTCTTTTGAAAATATAAAATATCTTCAATCTCACCAAGATTTTGACCACCTGGTAGTGTTGAAATCTCAGTTCCTCGGCCTCCTTCTCGTCTAGGTAACCAGAAATCTTCCAACATATTCATATGCTTTCTGTCATCTTTTATCTCACCTGTGTCAGCGTTATACACTAACTTATTACGATAACTTGTTTGTACTTCTTTCAAATACTGTTCAGCTCTCGCTTTAGGTAAGTTACCTACATCAATGTAGAAGATTCTTCTTTCTGGTGCTCTTGATATTCTGTAAATAACTAGAGCATCTTCTAACATTCTTAGTTGGTTTACAGACTTCATGGCCTTATGTAAATAACCAACTACTACTTTCTGGTTGTAATCAAGTAGTCCAGATGTTATGTGAGTCACAGCATCAGGACTAATTCTTACTGTTTGACCTGTGTTATTACCACTCTTGTCAAACCCTTGTTCATTGAAAAGATAGTATTCATCTACTTTCTTAACAACTTCAACACCAGTCTTAGGGTCTTTTTTCTTATCTACCTCTCTGATCTTACGAATCTTTTGAGGGTCGATAGCTCTCAGACCTTGAATACCTTTTTTGGTATTACTAGATTCTACCATCTTATGATAATAGAGTCTACCATCAACATACCATTTTCTGTATATGTCGTGTGCAAGTTCTCTAAATCCTAATAATTCTAGAACTTCATCAAACTCTCCACGAATTTTTTCTTTAGTACTATCACTAAAATGATTCACTCTGTCTAAATTAATAGATACAGGTGCATCTAAGTCATTTGATGATATAGATTCGTTAACTATATCTTCAATTGCTGCATCACATTCAGGAACCAAAGACATTGTTCTGTATCTTGTAACTAGGTCGGCCTCATTCTTAATTCCGCCTTCCATGTCAACATACTGACCAATGACTCCACCAGTGG